TCAGCTACAACTGCAGCTGGCGCAAATGTAGTACCATTCCACCTTAAAGCATCACCATTTGATGCACCAGCAGTAGTAATCTTTAGTGTTGTCGCACCTGCGGTTGTACCCAAAGCATCATACAACTCTGTTAGTGTGTTATTAACCTTAATACCAGCATCGCGAAGAGTATCGCCTGTTCCATCGTTTGGCGTAGTACCCACATTGATCAATTGTTTTGCCATTTTAAAACTCCTTTAAAATTCTTCGTTCCACGTTTCAGTAATAACCGAAGGTGGAGTTGTTTGTGTAGCCGTATAGTCTGCGACTGTTGGACCATCTTTAATCACTGTAGTATCAACCAATACTGATTTAATTGGGGTACCATTAGAAGTCGGTCCATATAAATTAACTTTCAAATTGAACGTAAGCGTATATGTTACAAATCTTCTTGTTTGAAAATCGCCATCATAATCATCTTGCACTGAAACTGAATTCAATATAACTGGAATATCGTTAGCAACACTCATTCCTGGAATAGTATTTAGCGACAGAGTAAACTCTGGTGTAAAATATGGAAGAATCTGCTCAACTATTTGCATAGCATCTTCTTGCGTCTTCGTCAGGATGTATAACGATATATCTATATTATATGGAACTGGTGTATACATTTCTGTATATGATGGTTGTCCAGCGCCCACTGGCGCTTTATACTGGACCAGCTTATTCATTCTGTTCAATTTTCTAGATGGGTCATATGAGATACTTGTTACCTCAAACGACATTCTAGGTAATACGGTATATGTATTGTTTTCTAGATTCGGGTCTTGTTCAATACGAACTATCCATTTTTCCTTTGGCGCATACGCAACTGGAACTTTGATAGTTTGAAGCGTAGTATTTGTTCCGTCTTTAGATTTTCTCTGTATCTGAATGTTGCTGAACAAACTACCAAACGCAACAATAGTTTTTCTAATAATTCCGTGATAGAAAACTTGACCAGCTAACATTAATTTACATCCCCAAACGGATTATTTTTATCAAACAGAACAGTGGTTGCTTCAGTTTTAAATCTAGTGTTATCGCCGAACGATGTAGATTTCTGAACATCATTATTTATTGATGTATCATATGTCTTGAGTGTTTCAAACACATCGATAGAAGCGACTCCTGTATCGATCTTCTCTGAACCATATTGGAAGAGCTCAACTTGTAATTTATACACATACAACTTTCCAAGTTGATAGAACGGGTCTTGATGTTGAACAAACTTAATTTCAAACAATCCTTTAGTCAGAGGGAAATATAAAAGATCGCCCTCACAAGGTCTTGATGGAATTATGGTTTGGCCGAATTGGCCAATTAATTGTTCCCATCTACGTCTTGCAACTGTTAGGGTTGCAGACTGCTCATTCATCAAACCAAACTTTTGTATAAACTGTCCCTGCCCATCAAAATTATCTACGTTTTCGAAATACATTTCGATTGGATACGATGACTTAAATTTGCTTAAACGATCTTCCCCCAAAATTTCATCTTTTGCTATGAGTGTTCTTGGAAGATAAAACATATCTTGCCCATAAATGGCCAATGACTCAATGATCAGATCTTCTATTAGAAGCTGTTCATTTCGAGTTCCGTGGCTAAAATATACATTTCTAGCCATAAGTTATCCCATAAAAAATTCGAGAGGTGCTGATTTATTTTTTAGATTATCTTCTAACTCACGCATTTCATCAATCGCCTCTTTATAGAGACCATCGCCATCTACGGTAACACCGCCAGGAAGTTGTAGACCATTAAACTTTTTCAAATTAGTAGCCCACTGTTTTTTAAACAGAGCTGTTGTATAATGCTTCAGCCATGGTTCGCCAAACATTTTTGGGAATTGCGCTGGGTCTAATACACGATATGCTTCAACAAGTAAAAATTGACCAGCCTTTACTTCAGTACCCCAATCTAAGTCAATGTAGAGTCTATCTTGTAATCGGTTAAATCTGTATAAGACAGATCCATTTAGAACATTGTCAAGCAACGCTAAATGATTCATTACAGTTTTGTAGTAGATAATTGATGTTGATGTTAAATCATACAAGTCATTTAATCTTAATTGATATTGTAAATCAAAAATAGATTTAGATGATGACGTGCTGCTTATAGTAGGGAAAACACGTGTCACACCATAAACCAAATCATTGATTGGAATGTATCGATTAGTTACATCAGTTTCAGTTACTAGGTGTTTCAAATAAATTTTTTCAGTACCATCGTAGTGATATTGTCTCCAATATTCTATGGATTCGTCTAAGCGATCTTCTAGTTGATCATCGTCAACATTAATCTCTACAACTGGATCGCCCAATTCTCTTAGGCAATATTTTTTTAATTTTTCTCTAGTGTCGACTGCCATATTAACCTCCAAGCGCAATGGCGAAAGGTATACCTGCAAATGCAGCAGATGCTTTAGTTGCCATTGCAGTATTGCTTCCAGCAGGATAACCCCCTGCTGAGTTCTTGTTGGTTATCATATTACCATCAGCATCAAGCATAATTTTAGTTGTACCCAAGTAGATAGTTGTGCCTGCTAGATATAAGTCGCGGAATCTGTTTGTTGCGCTACCCAAGTCGTAAGTAATAGATGCAGTTGGTAAAAGGTGACCAGTAATATTTGTGTTACCACTTAGTGTTGCAGTGGTTATTGTTGGACTTGTACCAAACACTAATGCGCCAGAACCTGTTTCATCAGAGATTACGCCAAGCAATTCAGATGATGATGTAGCAGCAAATTGTGATAGTTTACCTGAGGTAACTGCAAGACCAGTAACTGAACCACCCAATGAAATAGCAGAACCATTAATACTAATGCTACTGTTTGTTAGAGAACTGTTTGCGATATTAGATAGAGTGTTGTTTGCACCACTAATAGTTTTATTTGTTAGAGTTTCAGAACCAGCAAGAGATGCCAAGTCAGCATCAGTAACAGCAGTGTTAAACTGAGCCAATGTTCCGCTTACTGTATTGCTACCAAAAGCAATAGTTTTATTTGTAAGTGTTTGTGTTACTGAATTTTGGCCATCAACATATGTCTTAACTGCTTTTTCTGTTGGGATCGCATCGTCAGCATTTCCAGCTAATGTTCCATCGGCACTAAATTCAGCAACAGAAACTCCAGCATTAAATCCCAATCCTGTAATATTAGCAATTGTTCCACCAGATAAATTAGCAGAACCTTTGAAGGAAGTAGCTTCAATACCAATGTTTGCTGTCCACAATCCTGTTGCGTTTACATAATTAAAGGTCTTATCTGTTGCGCCTTTTAATGTAATGCCACCACCATCTGCTTTAGTATCTGTAGGAGTAGCAATATCTCCAAGTACAATATTCTTATCATCAACTGCTAGAGTTGTTGAGTTAATTGTTGTAGTTGTTCCGTTTACTGTTAAGTCACCAGAAACAACTAAATCTTTATTTACTGTAGTAGTGCCACCACTGGCAGAACCAATGTTAATATTTGTGGTAGAACCTGATGCGCCACCAGTACCGAGATTTACTGTTTTCGTTAACCCAGTGTTCGTAGCAGCAGTTGCTAGGTTTACTGTGTTCGCTACAGCAGCATTGGTATTTCCAATATTGAATGTTGTTGCTGCAGCGCCAAAGTTTATTGTAGTTGGTGTATCAAGTAAAGCGAACGATGCGCTACTAGATGTTAGCTGCGTAGTAACAACTGGACTTGCCAATGTCTTATTTGTTAATGTTTCTGTTCCATCGATAGTAGAAACATCTGCGTCTGAAATAGCTGTGTTTAATTGAGCAAGAGTTGCTGTTAAAGTATTGCTTGTTAAATTGATTGTTTTGTTTGTTAGAGTTTGAGTAGCAGCTTTCTGTACCAACTCGAAACCGCCTGCAGTGCTACCATCATGAACACGAATAGTATCTAATTGTGTGTCAATACTAAGTTCGCCCACCGCACCAGTGAAGGCATTGTTTTGTGTAGTAGTACCACGTCTAAATTGCACAACTGTTGGCATTTATATCTCCACTTTTATAATGTACCAAAGTTTACAGATCTAAGATATCCTGGATATCCTGCTAAGTCGTAATCTTTGGCGGATGTTATGTCAATACCGAAAGCATCTTGTGTTGCCGAGAAAGCAGTAAAGTCACCATAGTCTCCAGTTGGAAACACTTCGGTGTTAACTACATCTTCTACATATGCTTCAGAAGCAAATGACCCAGCATCAAGACCAGTATTAGTAATCGTTATCTTATTTAGTATAGAGTCCAGAGTAATAGAAATACCTGAACCACCAACAAA